GAAAGGAAACAGTGTGACCAAAGAAGCGGATGTTGGTTTCGAGCTACGGGCTGAAGTCGTCAAGGTTGATGCGAGTCTTGGGCTTATCATGGGCCACGCTATTATCTGCAACGAAGACGGGAAGCCCTACTTCGATGTGCAGGGTGACCACATTCCTGAGGATGCAATGCTGAAGGCGGCATTGGACTTTATGGAGAATAGCCGGCTGGCCAAAGAAATGCATACTGGTGACCAAGCCGGGACGGTCGTCTTTGCTTGGCCAATGACCACCGACATTGCCGAGGCCTTCGGCATCCTGACGAAGCGGACTGGTCTCATGATCGCGGTTCGTCCGTCCAATAATGATATGCTGGAACGGTTTCAGCTGGGCGAATTGACTGGCTTCTCGATTGGCGGAGAGCGCATCGAGGACGAAGAAGTCCCGGAGGGAGATTAAAATGCAAAAGGCAGCACACGCTGGTTCACAGACCAAGCCAAAGCGTCGCATTATGCGGGCATTCAAGATTAACGAAATCAGTGCCGTTGATGTTCCTGCCCAAGAGGGCGCAGTCGCGGTTATTATGAAGCGGAAAGATCTCCCTGCAAGTTCAGGCGAAGGTCAGCCGGCTCCCAAGACAGAAGAACTCGATGTGGCAAAGGGCTCTGCTCTTACCACTGCCCAAGAAGGTCATTCGCATCTCATTGCGTTGATTGGTCATGGGGGAGATGAGCTCGTCTCAGGTGAGACTACCTGGCAGGACGAACACTCACATCCCTGGGTCAAGACTGAGGCAGGAAGCATCGTGATCGGAATGGCATCGTCCCAAGATGGCGCTGCTCACAATCATGAGATCGGCGAGATGAGTAAGCTTGTCGAAGATGAAAAGAATTCAGCCGCCGGACAGACCGGCACAGTCGGTTCCAAGGAGGATACACCAATGCCCGACAAGACCACTAAGACGGCCGAAGAGCAGATCGTCGAACTGCAGGAGCAGATCGTCCGTTCCAATTCTGTCGCCGCCCTGAACGATGCTGAGAAGGCTCATTTTGCCACTCTCGAAGGGGACGAGGCTGACACGTTTTTGGCCAAGTCTGCCGATGACCGCAAGACAATCCTCGCCGACCTTACCAAGGCCGCGACGGAGGAAGACCCTGTCGTCTATACTACCAAGGACGGCGTTGAATTGCGCAAGTCTGTTGGTCCGGGCTTCATCGCAATGGCGAAGTCCAACGACGCTCTGCGCGATCATGTCGATCAGCTTCAGGAAGACAAGGTCACCGCGACTTATGAGAAGCGGGCTGAGGCCGAGCTTGGTCACCTTCCCGGTGATGTTGCTGTAAGGGGCGCAATGCTCAAAGCAATCGACGGTATTGAAGATGAGTCTCAGCGCGAGGCTGCTCTCAATGCTCTCAAAGCTCAGGACGAAGCTTTGGCTGTAGCCTTCAAGGCGGCTGGTCACGATGCTTCTCCGGCGCCCGGTTCTCCGGAAGACAAACTGGACGACCTGGCAAAGACCTACAACGAGTCCAACCCCGATCTTTCGATCGAGCAGTCGATGACGGCGGTTCTTAAGACCACCGAAGGCCACGAGCTCTATGCGAAGTCGGTCAACTGAGATCAGGTCTGCCAACCTGAACTAATCACACTCTAAGGGAGTATAAAAAAATGGCTTCTGCACAAAGCACCCGAACGGTCTCAATGATCGCGGGTCAAGACCTTCGAGGGGATGTTTACGAAATCCTCCAGATTGAAGACGACAGCGGTGTCGGCAAGGTCATCAAGACCACTGCAGTCGCCAATACGGTTATCGGTATTTTGGCCGAAGATCCGGATGGTGCGGCATCAACGGACGGTGAGACCGTCCCGGTCACTATGCTGCACGGCATCGTCAAAGTCAAATCCGGTGGAACCGTGGTTGCTGGAGCTCTTGTTGTTCCAGACTCGACTCCCGGTCGAGTGGTCACTGTAGCGAATGCCGGAGCTCTTGCTGTTGACAGCATGGCAATCGGCGTTGCTCTTCAGACTTCAGTCGACGGCGACATCTTCGAGATGTTCGCTATGCCCATTGCTGCGCCGCATAGCGCGTAAGAGTCCCAATACCAAATCGGGCCTAATCCCCATAAGGAGGAACCAATATGCCCTTCACTCAACCGTCACGGTCCGATGTCCACGTCAATCGGCCATTGACCAATATCTCGATTGCATTCCTGCAGAGCTCGGAAGCATTCGTTGCCGGCCGGGTGTTTCCGAACATCCCTGTCTCGAAGAAGTCGGACGTATACTTCACATACGAGCGCGGAGAATTCAACCGCGACGAGATGGAAGAGCGTACTCCGGGTACTGAGAGTGCGGGTGGAAACTACCAGATCGGAACGGACACCTACTTCGCCAAGACCCGTGCCTATCACAAGGACATTGCCGACGAAGTCCGGGACAATGCCGATGACCCAATCAATCTTGATCGGGAAGCAACGGAGTATGTCACTCATAAAGGTCTCATCAAACGCGAGACTACTTGGGCGGCTGCTTATTTCGTCGCTGGAGATCCGGGCGAGACCTGGACTTTCGACATCGATGGCGATGCCTCGCGGTCTGCAACTGTCAACCCGCTCGACTCTGGAAATAACCAGGTTGTCTTCTGGGACGATGCGGCTTCCACGCCGATCGAAGATGTGCGGTTGCTGAAGCGGTTCGTGCTCGAGAGCACAGGCTTTATGCCGAACACCCTCACGATGGGACGTCCGGTCTTTGATGCGCTGCTCGATCATCCCGACATTGTTGGGCGCCTCGATCGGGGTCAGACTTCTGGTCCGGCCAAAGCCTCGAAGGATAGTCTTGCGGCTCTCTTCGAGCTGGAAGAAATCCTGGTTATGGATGCCATCCAGAATACTGCGGTCGAAGGTCAGGCTGCGGTTCATGAGTTCATCGGTGGCAAGAATGCGCTCCTGTCCTACAAGCCCGCTTCTCCGGGTATTCTCACTCCTTCGGCCGGCTACACGTTCAGCTGGACGGCTCGGGTGGGTTCGGGCAGCGACGGAATGCGGATCAAGCGGTTCCGTATGGACGTCCTCGAAAGCGACCGGATCGAGATCGACATGAGCTACGACCAGAAAAAGGTCAGTGCTGATCTTGGTGCATTCTTCGGCGCCATTGTCTCGTAACGGCGACTCGTCTACTTGAATATGCGACGGAGCCCAAAGCTCCGTCGCCTCCCTCTCGAAAGGAGGATGGAATTATGCGCAAGCCTACCCGTAAACTACGGCACTGGAAGCAACGCTGGAGTAAGAATGCCGAATTCATCTGGGCTCGCCAGGTGACATGGCATGGCAAATTGACTGTGCCGGGCGAACCAATCCCCGAGAACCTGAAGGTTATGCCTACGAAGCTACGACGCTTCTGGGAAAGCCAGATTATACACCTTGCCGAGTTTGAGGCTCCGAATATCCTCACCGGCCAGATGGTGGAAGACGAGGTTCTCGACGAAGTTGAAATCCCCAACGAAGTTGAAATCCCCGACGAGCTCGAGATTTCTGAGATGGATGAGACTCTTGAGGAGACCCCTGAGAAAAAGGGTCTCTTCGCAGGTTTCACCGGGCTATTCAATAAGGATGGCATCAGGACGACTCCTCCGAAGGAAGAGGACGACTCTTGGTTGGACGGCAAGGAGACTTAAGCCATGGCCACTAAACCCTCCCGAAATCCTGACAATTCTCTGAAGCGGAATTATCGTAAGATCCTCTCCGATATCGAGGTCGTTGCGGATACCATTATCATTATTGATATTACCGAGGAGGCTTTTCATAACTTCGTTGGAGTGCAGTTTTTCGCAGACGCCGAAGGTGAAACTCCTGCCACACCCGGAGCGGGAACTTTGGCCACTACTATCGAGACGGTTAATAATGCGGGGGTATTCGAGCCTCTCCCAGGTTCTGATGATGGCGCCATCGATTGTACTGCCCCGGAAGTTGTGGTCTGGGATGCAAATACAAAACGGGTACAGCTTGCTCCAACCGGTATAACTACTGCTACGCACTGGAGGGCTATCTGGACCGGCAATCTTCTTTGATGCAATGGCAGATCCACAAATCAGAGCGATAGTCAGGGGCATCACAAGATTGACTGAACGGGTTGTGAGTAAGATCACTCTTGACCTAACCGCAAATCTAATCCAGTCTACGCCGGTTGATACTGGCTGGGCTCGAGCCAACTGGGTACCGGCTATAGGTAAGCCCTACAAAGCAAACTTGAGTAATGTGAAGGCGACTTCTGCGGCGGCTTCGGCGGCAAAAGCAAAACAGGCAGGTGGAACGTCGTCGCTTACTGGCTACAAATTATCGCGGGGTAGTGTGTTCGTTTCGAATAACGTGCCCTATATTGGGAGGCTCAATGACGGGTCCTCCAGAAAGGCTCCGGCCGGTTTTGTTCAGCGGGCTGTTGCCAAAGCTGTGACAGTAGATATAAAGGGACTGGCAGGATGACCACCCTGAACCAAGCACGGGAGGCTGTCTATCTACGGTTCACTACTCTTTTCACAGGGGTAGCTTCGGATCGGATAGCCTTCGACAATGAGGAGTTCAATGAGCCAACTGCCGGAGACTGGGTACGGCTAGTAGTCCGAAGCTTCGTCCGAAGTCAGGACACCTTAGGCCAGACAGGCAATCGCAAGTTCCGGTCAACGGCATCGGTTCTGGTGCAGGTATACACGCTGGCCAATACCGGTGTAAAACAGTTAGACACATTGGCCGAAGAGGTCAAGAACATCTTCGATGGAGTAAGCTTCTCAGGCTTGGACTTCCTCGCCGGAAATATCCGCGAGACGGGACCAGATGGGAAGTGGTACCAATATGTGGTCGAAATTGAATTCGACTACGATGAGATCAAGTAACGGAGGATTGTCATGGGCCGAGTCCTGACAAATAACACGAGCCTTGCATACACGATCGAGACTTCTCTCGGTGTTGCTGGGACTGTCTGGTTCCTTTTGGAGCCAAATGAGATCAGTGCCTTTGGCGCAGAAATTAGCACGGTTGCTCGGAACCCGATCAGCCGGAACCGACAACGCCGGAAGGGTACGGTTGTTGACTTGGACAGCACGGTCGAGATCCAGGAAGACGTAACGCTTTCGTCCTTCCGTGATTTCATCGAAGGCTTCTGTTTCGTGACGGGTATCAACACCGATGTAACCGAGCTGGCTTCTACTGCAGCAGAAACGACCACAGACTCCTTTGAAGTCTCGGCTCTGTCTGCTGCTCAAGCCGATAAGTTCGAAATCGACACTCTCATCTTTGTCAAGAACTACCTCGACTCTGCCAACAATGGCCTGTTCGTTGTGGATGCTGACATTGCAGCTTCAGCTACCCTTATCACGGTTGTGGAGAACCTGGTAGACGAGGCAGCTCCTCCGGCCAACGCAAAACTTTCCTTCGCCGGGCATCGGATTGACACAGCCGACACGGTGACTTGGGACTATACTGGGGCCTCGAACAGTGCCGTTCTGAACCTGACTGGTGTTGTCGCCGAGCTTCAGGCTCTCGGTCTTACGGTCGGGCAGTTGGTCCATATCGGATCGCCAGACGGATCAGGAGGTGTGACGAACGCCTTCGAGAATTCTGGGGCCCACGATATGTTCGGCTATGCTCGGGTGCTCAGTTTCTCAGGGGCCGATGATATTATTTTCGACAAGCTCGATGCTGCCTTGCAGTTCGATGACTTGGATGATCCGGCTACTGCCGTCGACATTCTGTTCGGCGAGTTCATCCGCAACGTGCCGACCAACGACGCCGAGTTCCTGGAACGTTCATTCCAGTTCGAAGCAGAGTTTGTGGGCTTGGATGATCCGGGCAACGAATACCAGTATGCGAAGGGCAACTTCTGCAACACGGCCGCATTTGAACTGCCGTTGGCCGATAAGGCGACTGTTACCTTTGGCTTCGTTGGTACGGATACAGAGGAT